TTCTCCCCATCATATGATATAATGACAGGTGATAGGCCGCTGCGTGCGGCTGCTTCACTTGGGCCTACTCGACATCTCAGCCGCACGCTCCCATTGGTGGGACTGTGGAAGCTGCTATCGTCCTGATGACGATGTATACCGGCCCCGTGGGCGCACCGCTGTATTGCTCCACGCCCTCAAATCCTCTCACTTATTCACCATTCACCACACCATTTATCGCACTGCCCGCCAAATTGTACCAAAGTGGGGCGGTCGAGTGCGGTGACTTGTACCTGCTCCGTTTCGCAGACGGCACAACCATCACGGCCCGCGCATATGACGCCGGGCCGTTGTCATTGTATTGCGTGATGCAGCCAGACGGCACCTGCCCGCCCATCTACGCCGACGTGCCCCGCCATTTGTGGCCGGTGGAGGGGATCAGCGGGTGGGTGGAAGTCAGTCCGATCTCACAGTGGGCCAGAAAGTGGGGGTTAAATGCTCAATGACATCGTAGAGGTTCACGAGGTCTACCGCGTTCTCGACCAGTTCACCAACGAGACCATCATCTACTGCCGCGACTGCGACCGCCTGGAGCACCGGGACGCCAGTGGCGAATTGCTGTTCAAGCGCGTGGGGGACCAGAGCGCAGTACACCAGGGCGGCAATATCAGACTATCCATTTCTCATATCTCCCGAGCAGGTGGTGACGTTGTAGCGCCTTCCCCCCCGGGCGTTCCGTCGCCATCTGCTCCGGGGGTGTGAGTGGCCGATACCCGCTTTTGGGCGACAGTCGGCAAGGTTCAGACGATGGCCGATGGGGGAATACGGGTCTACCTGGATATGTCTGAAAAGGCGATTGTCCAAATGGCGGAGCTTGCAACGTATATGATCAACGGGGTGGTGCTCGACGTGGTATGCACGCCGAGGCTGGGCGACTGTAAAGCAGTAGAAAACAATGCCGTGGGAGAAAGGCCAAAGCGGAAATCCGAATGGACGACCGCCCAAGGGCCGAGCACTAACTGACATACTAGAGAAGGCGGGCAACTCGGCGCTTGAGGATGCAGACGGCAAGCGCCGCAGCGGCAAGCGCATCGCGGCGCGCCTCGTGTGGGAAGGCATTACAACCGGGGAGGTCTCTTTTCCAGGGGGGAAAAAGATCAAGCTGTCGCCCGCCGATTGGTTTGACTTGCTCAAGTGGATATATGCCCAGGTGGATGGCCCACCGAAACACCTGGTCGACGTGACGACGAATGACGAGAGCTTGAATGTTGGAAGCGCAAACTATACCGCCGAGCAGCAGATTAGAGCCGTTACTACACTCTATGATGCCATCCGAGCGGGAATGTTGGGCGGAGATTCTAGCGGCTCAGACGCTGTGGACGCCACAGAGCGCGCCGCAGTGGGCGGCGCTCCTGAGTCCAGCGGATGAGTTGTATTATGGCGGTGCGGCGGGTGGCGGCAAATCTGACCTACTGCTCGGCCTCGCCATCATTGCGCACCGAACGAGTATCATTTTCCGGCGTGAGCTAGCGCAGCTCACAGGGCCGACTGGACTCATAGAGCGCAGCCGGCTGATCATCGGGCAGCGTGGGCGCTACAATGGGCAGGAGCACTCGTGGCGCGGCCTGCCAGGCGGCCGCTCATTGCAGTTCGGTGCGATGCAATATGAACAGGACAAAGCGCGTTACCAGGGCCGCCCGCGTGACCTGACGGCGTTTGATGAGCTGTCCGAATTTACAGAATCACAGTACAGATTCTCGATCGCCTGGACACGGACGACGATCCCGGGCCAGAGGTGTAGGGTAGTTGGGGCAGGCAACCCGCCCACGCATTCGGATGGTCAATGGGTGATCGACTACTTTGCGCCCTGGCTGAGTGAGCACCACCCGAACCCTGCCGCGCCGGGCGAGCTGCGCTGGTTTGCTACGATCGATGGTCGCGATGTCGAGCTGAACAGCGGAGAGACGATAGAGCACAAGGGCGAGGTCATCACGCCCAAGAGCCGGACGTTCATCCCGGCGCGGGTAGAGGACAATGCGTATCTGTTCGACACGGGATACATCTCGCAGTTGCAGGCGCTTCCCGAGCCGCTGCGAACACAAATGCTCTATGGGGATTTTACGGTCGGCCTGGACGATGATCCATGGCAGGTGATCCCAACGGCCTGGGTTCGGGCCGCGCAGCAGCGATGGAAGGAGCGGAGTAGGCCAGATGCGCCCCTCTCCTCGATGGGCGTAGACGTGGCACGGGGCGGCAATGACAAGACAGTGACGGCTAAACGCTATGATAATTGGTTTGATGAGCTGCACAAGAAGCCTGGTCGAGAGACGCCGGACGGCAAGGCAGTAATGCTGATGGTTGTTCAAGACCTGGGCGGGGAATGGAAGGCGCGGATCAATGTCGATGTAATCGGCGTCGGTTCGTCGGCCTATGATTTGCTCTCTTACTACGAGGTGGACGGACAATACCTGGACGTGAACGGCGTTAACAACGCGGCGAGTTCGCCGCTCCGCGACAGGTCTGGGATGCTTCCGATGCGCAACATCCGAGCGGCGAGCTATTGGGGATTCCGTGATGCATTGGACCCGAACCAGGGCGATGACTTGGCGCTGCCCGATGATCCTGAACTATTGGCCGACTTATGTGCGCCGCGCTGGAAACTGACTACCACTGGCGTTCAGGTCGAGAGCAAAGAGGAGATCGTAGCCCGTCTAGGCCGTTCTCCTGACTGCGGAGACGCGGTTGTGTTGGCGCACTATGGCTCTTATGGCTCGTGGATGACGTTGTTGAGGTAGAATCTTATGAGACGACCTGTAAAGGCTGCTGTCATCGGGGGTGGACTACAAAAGGCGCTCACGCTCTCCGATCTGGACGAGTTTCTCGACTGGGCCATCAGCGGCGGCGACGGCAGCGCGCCACAGGATCTCTACGAAGCCGTCGCGTGGTCGTATTGGTGCGCCAACCTACGGGCCGACAACGTGGCGCAGATCCCCTATCTCGTGTTCCCGATGGAGGTCGAGGAGGACGAGGAGGGGCGGGAGGTCGAATGGGGCCTGGACCTGCGGCGCGTGCTGCACAATGTCGAGATGTGGCTGGTACTCAAAGGCGCGGCCTACGTGCTCAAGCGCCAGAAGGGGGCACAGCTCGACAAGCTCCAGGTGCTCAACGCCAACACGATGAGCGTCAAGACGTACGACAACGACGGGCCTTTAACATTCGAGCAAAAGGTGGGCGCACAGCGCATCTTGTTCCCAGCCGAGCAAATCCTCTACTTTCGCACGTTCGACCCGCACGACGACATTCGCGAGGGGGTAGCGGCGGCGTCGGTAGGCCAGCGTGCCGGGACGCTGATCAAAAACGCCAACGAGTGGGCCGGGGCCTTCTTTGCCAACGGAGCCATCCCCGCCGTACTGCTGACGACTGCCGAAGCCGTGCCCCAGGTGGAAAAGGAGCGGGTACAGGGCGCGTGGCAAAAGATGTTCCAGGGCGTGCAAAAGGCGTTTCGCACTGCCGTCTTGGAGCGTGGCCTGACGCCGACCGTCATCGGCCAGCCAATTAAAGATCTGGCTATGCCGGATTTAGAGGAAACTAAGCGCCACCAAATTTTGGCAGCACACAAGATTCCGCCTGGGTATGCGGACTCCAAAACGAACCGGGCCGAGCAGGAGATTATGCAGAGCCGGTTTTGGAACGAGTGCATCATCCCCGAGTGCGAGGTGTGGATCGAGCCGGTGTTGAACGAGAGTCTATTCAACCCTCTTGGGTTGCGCATCTCGTTTCAATACCGCGAGATCGAGGTGATCCAACGGGAGGAGATTGCCAAGGCGGAGTCGGCGGCGTTTTTCGTCACAGGCGTGATGCTGCCAGCGTACAAGGAGAACACCGTCAGCGTGGACGAGGTGCGGGCGACCATCACCCGCATCCTTGAGGCTGCCGACCTGCCTCCGCTTGAGGAGAACTTTGAGCCAGAGGAGCGCACGCCGCCGCAACTGCTACAGCCCGGACAGCCCGGCGAGAACGGTGCCGAGCCGGGAGCCCCCACGCCGATGGATGAACGGATAGAGAGCCGCACAGGCAAGAGCGAACGCCCTTTTGTGGTGCCCCCGTCGTGGGGCGACCTGAGAATCTCTTTGCCGAACTAGGACGCTGGCGCGACAAGGCGGTCAAGCGCGGCAAGGTGACGCCCTTTAACAGCGACATCATCCCTGACTGGCTGAGTGCGGAGATTGTAGCAGCGCAGGAAGCGGTAGGGCCGGAGGCGGCATTCTCTTTCCTGAAACAGACGCCGCTCGACGTGCGGATGGCGGCGGAGAGGCGCATCAGGCGCGAGGTGGAGACAATCTTGAACAAGCATCTCACCCGTGCAGCGCGGGCCATCCATCGGGGGGAGCCGTTCGACTATGAAGGGTTGGCCGACGAACTGAGAGCGGCG